CTTCCACAGGACATTAACACAATTATTCAAAAGAAAATTCGTCAATACAAAAGTTTCAGAGAAGTTCTTGGTTATATGCCAACTACTGCACTTAGTGGCACTTTCCCTGTTGAGGATTTCGAAACACTTTCAGGGCTTGTTGATTTCACAGATGGAACTGATGGGACAGAGGCAACTGACATCAAGTTCAAAAAGATTTCGTTTGCGTTAAAAGAAAAAGGTGCTATACTTGGACTTTCAAACACACTTACTTCAATGACAGATAATGCACTTATTGAATATGTGGCAGAGTGCTTTGCAAAAAAAGCTGTTATAACAGAGAACGCAATGGCTATTACTTCTCTTAAAGCTGGAAAAGTAATAAAAAATATTACTGGTTATGTTGCACTTAAAAAGTCAATCAATGTTGACCTTGACGAAGGTGTAAAATTTGGTACTGTTATTGTTACTAACCAAGATGGATTTGAGGTTTTGGACAGTGCACTTGATACCACAGGCAGACCAATTTTGCAACCTGTTATTGGTGACCCTACAAGAAAAACATTTATGGGTTATCCTGTTGTTGTTTATTCAAATGCAATGCTTCCTACAACTGGGACAGATGTTAAAAAAGCACCAGTTTTTTATGGTAATTTGAAAGAGGCTGTTATGTTTGTTGATAACAATGTTTATTCTTTCGCTTTATCAGAGCATGCAGCATTTAAAGCTAACATGACTGTTGCGAGAGTTATTGAGTATGTTGATGTTATTCAAAAAGATAGCTCGGACAAAATTTATATTTATGGTGAAATCACAGTTTCTGGTGATGCTGATGATGTTGTAAATATTATTCCTGTTGCAGCACTTCCTGAGGCTGATCAAGATGCAACTGCAATTTATGTTTTAACTGCTGCTGATGGTGCAAAGGCAGAAGGCACAATGTGGACTTGGAGCGGTACTGCTTGGGTTGAGCATACTAACGCTTAGTTTTTAGGAACGGTCAAGACCGTTCCCTACGGATTATAAATAAATAGTGTGTGGGAACGGTTAGTTTTAGGAACGGTCAAGACCGTTCCCTACGCATTATTTGATATTGGGAGGTGAAGTAAGTGTATAAGGTTTTAACTGCATTTAAGTATAACGGAAAATTCTATGATGTTGGTTCTCGTATTCCGCTTAAAAATAAAGTGTTGATTGAGAGTTTTAAGAAAAATGGCTATATAGCTTAGGGGGTTTGCTTTATGGCAAATTTGCAAGGGTTTAAGGAATATGCTCGCACAGATGATGATGATATTTCTTTGAAAGGTGTTTTGATAGCATCAAAGAAATATGTTGAAGGTGCTGGTGTGCCAGAGCAACAGGATAATGAGCTGTATGATGTGCTTGTATATATGATTGCCCTTAATTGGTATGAAAACAGAGGGGTTGCAACTGGTGACCGAATAAATGACATTCCTTTTGGGGCCACTAATATTCTTTTGCAATTAAGGAGTAGGTTATTATGACAAATGCAGGGCGTTTAAATAAGATAATTATTATTTTAAAGGTTGTAGGTGTCACAAATAACACATTAGGGCATGGTGTACCAAAATTTGAAACATTTAAGACTGTTTGGGCGAATGTTGCACCACTTACTGGCAAGGAATATAGCGAGGCACAGATTATGAGGGCAGAAACTACATACAGGATAAAGATACGATATACACCTGGTGTGGTGCCTGATATGAAGGTAGAATACAATGGGAAAAAGCTTGACATTATTAGTGTTCTTAACATTGAGGAAAGAAACATTGAGCTACACCTTATATGTAGTGAAAAATACCCTGCAAAGGGGGTATAATTGTGGCAAAAGACAATACCTTCGGATTTGATGAACTGGATAAAGCTTTTAAAACTGCATTGAAAAAGTTTCCAAAGGAAACTGATGCCCTGCTTATGGCTGGAGGTAAGAGAATAAGTGGCAAGACAAAAGCTGATACACCAGTTGCAAAACGTGCAAGGAAAAACAAAAATGGTAAAACAATTATGCCTGGTGGATTAAAAAAGAGTTGGCGAGTTCAAAAGCCTAAAAGCTTTGGCAAGGCAAGAGTTGTTAGGGTTATGACCTCGGCACCACATGGGCATTTGGTGGAGCAGGGGCATAGGATTGTTCGAGGTGGCAGGATTCGTGGCAAAAATGGCAAAGAGCGAAGTTCTTTTAACCTCGGATTAAGGGGCATAGATATACTCGGCAAGGTTGAAGGAAAGTATATGCTTGAAAAGGCACATAAAGAACATTTTAATACTTTTGGCAGGGATGCAGACAAAATGCTTGATAGGTTAGTTAAGGATTTGGAGGTTTAAAGGCTATGATACAATTTAAAGACATTATAGAGAGTGTCACATCAATTATAAATACGAATGATGGCAATGTTATTGCTGGTGAAGTTGATGAAAGCTTTCCAAGACCTGCATATTTTGTTAATGTATTTCCTGTTAGCATTATAAAAGATGGCCAGTTTGATGAAAATGTTACAGCTACGGTTACTATTAATTATGTTCCTGATGTTGAAACTGTTGAGGAATGTGTTAGGGTTGCTGATATTTTAAGCGGTGTTTTTAATGGGAAGCTTGAAGTTAATGACCGCATGCTTGATATTGGGAATGTTGCAATTAGTTTAGAGGCTTATGTTCTTGAATTTTCCTTTGAGCTTGATTTTTGGCGAGAAACATCTGCTATCTTACCTGAGTATGAAAATATGCAAGATTTGAATTTAAGAGAGGACGTGAAATGATGAGTTTACCACAGATTTTGATAGAATTTAAAAAGCTTGGCTCGTCTATTGTAAACAGGACATCAAAGGGCACAGTTGCTGTTATTTTAAAGGATAACACAAATGTAACGTTTGATACAAAGATTTATTCTGTTGAAAGTGAGATTGTGACAAGCCATTTCACCACTGCAAACAGAGATTTTTTGGCAAAAATATTTCTTGGCAATCCGTCAAAGGTTATTGTTGAGCGTGTGGGGACTGCTGATGATTACACCGCTGCACTTGCAAGGCTGAAAAACAAGCAATTTAATTATTTAACCATTCCTGGAATTATTGCTGATGATGTGGCTGTCATTGTTACTTGGATTAAAGACCAACGTGACAATTTTAAACGTACATTTAAGGCAGTACTTCCAAATAGTGTTGCGAATTATGAGGGTATTATCAACTTTACCACAGAGGACATTAAGGTTGGTAGTAAAACGTATTCTGCATCTGAATATGCTTGTAGGATTGCTGGAATACTTGCAGGGATTCCTATTAACCAAAGCTGTACATATTTTGTGCTGACCGAGGTTGAGAGTATAACCGAAAGTATTACTCCTGATGATGATATTGATGCAGGAAAGCTTATCCTTGTGAATGATGGTAGTAAGATTAAAATTGGGCGAGGTGTAAATTCGCTTACCACTGTTGGGGCAACGCAAAGCGAGGACTATAAGAAAATAAAAATAATTGAGAGCGTTGACATTATGCGTGATGATATACGCTCGACATTTGAAAATAACTATATTGGCAAAATCCCAAACAGTTATGATAATAAGGTTATTTTTATTGCTGCCATTAACAGCTATTTTAAGGATTTGGCAAATGAGAATGTGCTGTATGATAAGTATGACAATAAGGCTGAAATTGATATTGATGCCACAGCAACGTTTTTAAAGCTTAGCATGAATATTGATACGTGGAGCGAAACACAGATTAAACAGGCTGACACAGGAACAAATGTTTTTGTGATGGCTAATATTAAAATTCAAGATGCAATGGAAGATTTAAAATTCCAAATTTATATGTAAGGGAGGCGTTAAGGTATGCAAAAACCATCAGCACCAAGAGTAATGAATGGTAAATGGGGTATGCTTTATTTGAATGGCGAACCAGTTTTTGAGGTTGATAGCTTTGATGCAAAGGTTAAAATTGACAGAGAGGATATAGAGTTCGCTGGGGAAATGGGTAAGGACTCTAAAATGATTGGCTATACTGGCGAATTTAGCTTTAAGATTAAAAAAGTGTTTTCTCGTGGGCAAAAGCTACTTGCTGAATCAATTAAAAAAGGTATTGATGTTCGGAGCCAGCTTATTGGCAAGGTTGATGACCCTGATGCATTTGGCAGTGAGAGGGTTGTGCTTAATAATTGCTGGTTTAATGAGCTGTCGCTTATGAATTTTGAACTTGGTAAAAAATTAGAGGAAGAATATACTGGTGGGTTTACTGATAATATATTAAAAATGGGGCGGATAACTGCCCCATTTTATTTTTAGGAGGATTGCAATGAAAAGGAATACGAAAATTACACTTGCTAATATTATTGCACGAAAAGAACAAATGCTTGAAGGAAAGAAAAAACCAAAGACCGCACAGCTTTATGTGAAAAGCCTTGATGGTGAGATTACTATTTCTTGCCCTGATAAGGCTTTGATAAAAGATATTATGGACAGTGATGATGATATGGACGAATATTTATTGTATCAATGCGTTATAGAACCAAATTTGAAGGATGCTAATTTGCATAAAGAATTTGGGTGCGTTGAGCCTACTGAAATAGTTAATATATTATTTGAGCAGGGCGAGATAAAGCAAATTTCGAGGGAAATTATAAACCTTGCAGGATATGGTGATTCGGTTAAGGTGGTAGAAGACCTAAAAAACTAATAAATGCAGATAGTGAGCTTTATTTGGTGCATCACTATTTGCAACTTGGGATTATGCCTGATAAAATAATTAATTTGCCTTTATCGGAAAAGAGATTTTATCAAGCCAGTATGATTATTAGTTTTGATGAGAGAAAAGCAAGATTTGGGGGTGATTTCTTTGGCTAAAAAAGTTATTGGGGCAACGCTTGTTCTTAAAGATGGGAGCTTTGCATCTAATATTGGAAAAGCCATATCAAGCACTAAAAATTTTAGAAATTCTATTTCAAAGACACTTGATTCTATGTCAAAGATGCATAAAAAATCAACCGACTTATCAGGTGGAATTAAAAAGCTTGCAGGGGTACTTGGTGCAGCAGTAGCTGTAAGAGGTGCTTTTAACTTAGGTAAAGAGGCATTGAAACAATCTGCCGATATGGAGCAAACTTTTATTGCATATACAACAATGCTCGGTAGCAAAGAAAAGGCATATAAAATGATAAATGACCTAACTAAGCTTGCTATTAAGACACCTTTTGAAATGCCTGATTTAGCAGATAGTACAAGGCAATATTTAGCATTTGGTGGAGCTGAGGATAAGGTAATTGATAAATTAACACTTTATGGTGACGTTGCATCAGGGCTTGGCAAGGGTGCTGATGGGATAAATACCATTGTAGAGGCCCTGGGGAAACTTAAATCTGCCGAGCGTGTGGATGCACAATATATGGATAGCTTGACAAGTATGGGTATTCCAGCTTGGAATTACCTTGCAAAGACAATCAATAAAACCACAGGGGAAACAAGAAAGCTTGCAGAGAAAAACCTTATTCCTATAGAAAAAGCAATCAAAGGCATTGAGGATGGAATGAGGGCTGACCCTAAGTTTTTAAATGGTATGCTAAATCAATCGAAGTCATTATATGGATTATGGAGTACTATGAAAGACTTTTTCAACCTGTCTATAATGAAGTCCTTTGGTGATGGAATTAGGGTTAGTATATTACCTGAATTAACTGGATTGGTTGATGAGCTTACAAATGGTGGTGATGCAACACAAACCTTGACTGATAAAATGAAAGGGTTTGGAACTTCTGTTGGGTCAAAGATTTCAGGTGTATTTTTATCTGTTAAGGGATATATTAAAAGGCTTATGGGTGATGAAACTTTTAGAAATCTCTCATTGGGTGATAAAATTGTATATGTTATGAAGGACATGGTAAACTCTGCAAGAATATATATGGATGGTGACGGTGGGGTTAAATTAAAAGAAATATTTAGAACAACTACAACAATATTAGTAGATGTACTGGAAGGGGCATTAACCGAAGTTATGCCAGTTGCTATTGCCTTGGGGGTAGGTATCGGTGGTGGAATTTTAACTGGTATAGGTGAAGGGCTTAAAAAACCTATAACGGATGCAGGTGCAAAAATATCAAAAAATGGCAGTGAATTTTTTGATAATGGTTATAGTGGGTTTGCACCATTAAAAATATTTAGCAAGATGTTTGATAATCAGATAGAAAAAGAAGTAAATGGTAGAAAACTAAATTTTGACGGCTCGCACTACTTTGGACTGCCTAATGTGCCACGAGATGGGTATGTTGCAAGGTTGCACAAAGATGAGGGAGTTTTAACTGCCAAAGAAAACAAGGAATATAGAAGTGGTGGCAAGTCAGTTCAATTTGGGGATATAAAAATTTATGTATCAGGACCTACTTCAGATGATGTTATAAATGAGTTTGTTCCAAAATTAAAGTTTGCTTTAGCTAATATGTAGGGGGTACATTATGGATATATTTTTAAGCGTTAATAATAGGGCAGAGGTTTTGAAAATTCCTGTAATCCCTGCTGAATTTACTGTTAGCAAGCCACAAAAGAATGAAACCTTTGAGACGGTGAACCAGGGGGAGCTTAAGCTTGTCGGCACTCCTGGATTAAAAACAATTTCATTTAGTAGTTTCTTTCCCTTGAGGGATTATACATTTTTAAGAGATAGGTCGCACAAGGGTTTTGAATATGCGTATATCATTGACAAGTGGATAGAGCAAAAGCTACCCATAAGGCTTGTTATTACTGGCACACCGATTAACATAGCAGTGAGCGTTGATAATTTTGAGTATAAAATTGGGCGTGATGGGGATTTGTATTACTCTATTACTTTTGGGGAGTTTAGGCTGGTGAGCGTATGAACATACTATGCTTTATGGGTAGTGTGTGGAAGAACATCACTGCAATTTGTGGTGGACTTTCTTGGCAATCGACTATTTTAGAGCTTGCAGTTACCCTTAATTTTGAGATTGCAAAAAGTGATGCACAGTATTTTGCTGGAGCGTTGCCTGTTGCTGGAGATATTATTATCCTTAAAACAAATGAGGAAATTTTTAAGGGTATTATTATCACCGCTGATGATGGGGATAAAAATGTTAATAGATATACTGTGTGTGATTTTGGTTTCTACCTTAACAAGAGCAAAGAGACGTATCAGTTTAATAATATGAGGGCTGATAAGGTTATTAAAAAGATGTGTGGTGATTTTAATATTGCCATTGATGATATTGTTAGTATTCCGTATAGTGTTTCGAAAATTTATATGGATAAGGCAATATCTGATATTATTAAAGATGTGTTGGAGCTTGCAAGTAGCTCTACTGGGTATGAGTATAATTTTGATGTGACACCAAATGGGCTTCGAGTTTATCGGCTGGGTGATTTAAAGGCATACCCTGAATTTAGATTGTCAGATAATACACAGCTAATATATTCCCCTGATTTTAAGGGGAGCGTAAGCCATTCGACATCTATTGAGGATATGAAAAATAGCGTTAAAATTATTAAAAGCAAGGAAGATGTATATTTTAACCTTGCAAAGGCTAAAAATGACAGCCTTATTTCTAAGTATGGACTGCTTCAAGAGGTTGAGAGTATTGATGATAAAGAAACGCTTTCACCACAGCTTTTGGCAAATAAAAGGCTTTCAGAACTATCCAAAATTAAGGAAACATATAACTTTGAAATGATAGAGGCAATTGATAGTTACACCAGGGCAGGATATGAGATTGAGCTGGGTGGTAATGTTTTTATTGTTGAGGGTGCCTCGCACTCGATTGCAAATGGTGTGCATAAGGTTAAGATTGATTTAAGGCGGTGAAAAGATGGCCGGTATAACAGAGCTTGCTAATTTATTTAAACAGAGGGAAAACAATAGAGATTATTCACCTATGTTTGGCACAGTTTTAGAGGTTGACAGCCTTAAAATTAAGGTTGGTGAAAAGATTATTCTTGATAGTTCGCTTGTTAAAAGCTGTGTAGTGCTGACGGATAATGAAGAACATAGCGACGTCGGTCGTGAGGTTATCCTTCTACCTTATGCCAATGACCAAAAATTTATATTGATTGGGGTGGTGGTTTAATGTTCCCTCAAACAACGGATTTGACAAGTGCTTTGCAGGGTGAAAACAGTGCAGAGCTTGGCAAGTCTTTTTTATTTGATTTTAGTACAGGTGATTTTGTAGTGCAAGATGGTAAGGTGGTTGTTGCTGATCAGCAGACCGCCATGCGTGTGTGGATTGAGAAAATACTGCGAACTGAAAAGAGCCGATATAGTATTTATGAGGGTACGCAGTATGGCACATCAATAGAGGATTTAATTATCGGCAATAACTATAATATTGAATTTGCCGAGAGTGAGCTTAGACGTGAAGTTGAAGAGGCTCTAACACAGCATCCTCTTATTATTGGTGTTTCGAATTTTAGCATTGAGAGAACTACATCAGGTGCTAATATTATTTTTACAGTAGTTTTAAAAGACGGTACTACTTTTGGAAATGAGGTGACGTTTTGAGCGAAATTTTAGATAGAATGCTTGGCAATATTCCAAGTGAGTTTGATAAAAGTATTGGCTCGTTTTTTTATGATTTAAGCAAGGCATCAAGCCTTGAGCTTGACATTATTTATAATAATTTAGAGCAAATACTCTTACAAGGCTTTGCTAAAACTGCAACAGGTGAATATTTAGATATTAAAGTTGCAGAGCAGGGGCTAACACGAAAGACAGCTACAAAAGCTTATGGGTATGTTACTATTACAGGTACGGTTGGGGCTGTTGTAAGTGCAGGGGTAAAGGTTGCATCGGATAATTTAATTTTTAGTGTTGTTGGTGATTATGTATTATCTGGCACTACTGCAAGCGTACTGGTGGAATGTGACACTGATGGCAATATTGGTAATGTTACCGCTGGTAGTATTAAAAGTTTTCCTGTTACGTTGCCAGGCATAACAGCTGTTACAAATGCAGAAGCTTTTACTGGTGGATATGACACCGAAACTGATGATGAACTGCGTGAGAGGTATTTTGATAAGCTTAACACACCTTCAACAAGTGGCAATAAACAAGATTATAGCAACTGGGCAAAAGAGGTTAGTGGTGTTGGTGATGTTAAGGTTCTGCCACTTTGGGATGGGAATGGTACGGTTAAGGTTATTATTGTTGATTCCAACAAAAATGTTGCAGGGGCAGAGCTTGTGCAAAGTGTAGCCGATAATATTGAAAATAACCGCCCTGTTGGGGCAGAGGTTACTGTTGAAAGTGCTACTCCTCTTGCAATAAATGTTAGTGCAACACTTGTGCTATCTGCTACAGCTACTGTTGAAACTGTCGCTGATAATGTTGAAAATGCCATTGAAAACTACATAAAGGGCGTTGCTTTTAATCAAGATTATATTTCTATTGCTAAAATAGGGGGTGCAATTTTGAGCTGTGACGGAGTTTTAGACTATACTGACCTAACTGTAAACGGTGGTACATTAAATATTGATGTGCTTGAAAGTGAAGTGCCTGTGTTAGGAGTTGTTACTCTTGCTTAGATTACCAATTTATTATAAAAATTCTGTTGTTATAAATGCCCTGCTAAATGCAATGCAAATTGAACTTGACCTTGTAGACGGAAAAATAACTGATACGCAAAATCAATTCTATGTAAATTTTGCAACAACACTCCTTGCGTTACACGAGCAGGACGTAGGATTGCCTGTTGATATTTTTTCAAGTAATGATATAAGGCGGTCAAGAATTATAAGCCGAATGCGTGGGGCAGGAACTACCACGATAGATAAAATAAAAAGTGTCGCATTATCATTTAATAATGGTGATGTTGATGTTACAGAGGATTTCGCTAACTATAAATTTCAAATTACATTTGTTAGCAATGTTGGAGTGCCTACTAATATTTCAGATTTTCAAAAGGCAATTGATAATGTTAAGCCTGCACATTTAGCAGTTGAATATATTTTTACTTATAATCTTTGCAGTACAGTTAAATTAAAGACGTGTGCGACTATTAAAACTATAACATGTAACGAGCTTTTAAATAGCGATTTAGGAGGAATATAAATGCAAAATACTACTAATTATAATTTAAAAAAGTTTGAGGATTCAGACAATGCTGATTTGCCAAGTTTGTGCGAAAATTTTGATATTATTGATGGGGCTTTAACACCAACGGTTGACCAAGCAACAGCACCGCCGACAACTAACCAAAAGGAAAAACTTGCTGTTGTGCTTGGGTGGATTGCTTTTATGATTAAGGCAATTACAGGAAAGGCGAACTGGTGGGTAGCTCCTGCTAAGACTTTGCAGGATTTATATGACCATATAACAAGTGGGGGGCATGCTTGGGGAAACATTACTGACAAGCCAATTACATTTAACCCCTCATCACATATACACGATAATGCAACTGGTAGTGTTGCTGGTTTTATGAGTGCAGCAGATAAAGCGAAATTAGATGGTGCGAATTTTGAGTATCCTTTTGCTGTGCCTATGCCTTGGTTATCAAATATAATTCCAAATGCAAATTGCATATTTTTAGAAGGTCAGGCAATTAGCAGGACAACTTATGCAGCATTTTTTGCGATTATAGGAACTACATTTGGTGCTGGTGACGGAAGCACTACTTTTAATGTTCCAAACCTTAAAGGTAAGGTTATTGTTGGATATGATTCGGCTCAAACGGAATTTGACACATTAGGTGAAACTGGTGGAGCGAAAACTCATACGCTAACAATTGCAGAAATGCCAAGCCATACGCATACATTAGATACGTATTCTAATGACAGTTATGGAATTGGTATAGATGTAGCAGGTGCAATTGGAGAAGGTGATAAAACTACAAGTGCAACAGGAGGGAATTTAGCCCATAATAATTTGCAACCATATATTACACTTAGATATATTTGCAAAGCTAAATAAAAGGAGGAATATAAATGTTTGTACCTTTGAGGGTAAGGCTTGACATGGTCGAGCAGTTTCCAATAAATACAGGGTATACCCTTGTTCGCAATGATTACAATTCGTGTGATTTGATTGTTAATGTTTTGGAGCAAGGTGAATTGGTTGATGATTTAAGCGGTTATTCTGCTACAATTATTGTTAGTAGAGCTGATGAGGTTATTATAAATGATTTTATGGTGGTTACTGATGATTTAAGTATTAAACTGCCAAACAGCATGTATGCTGTTGAGGGAGAGGTTAGGGCGGATATTTCCTTGTACAAAGATGGTTCAAAAAAGACATTGCAGCCATTTACTTTCAAGGTAAGATCAGATATTGACATTGATGGAGTTATAGAGGCTGACAACAGGATTGGCGTGCTTGATACTCTGATAGACGAAACTTTGTCAGTAAGCTATTTAGCCGAATCAGAGGCTGGCAAAGCAAGAGCTGTTAGTGATGTTCTGAATGAGAAAATTAGGGTTGACTATTACAGAGGTTCAAAAGGTGATCCTGGGGACCCTGGCAAAGGGATCCAAAGTGTTGCAGTTGATATAAACAATCATTTGATAACTACATATACTGATAACACAGTGATTGATGCAGGGCAGATAGAAGGATATACTACTGCAGAGATAGATGAAATGGTAATTGGAAAAGTTGATAAAGTCGAAGGTAAAGCTTTGTCAACGAATGAT